ACTTCGTAGAGCAAGTCCTAGAGGACATGGAACACACACTTGATGACCACATCAGTGAAGCTCTTTCATTCCTAAGCTTTGGTTTCTCTTGGTTCGAAATAGTTTACAAGCGTAGGGAGTCTACGGATACTCTCAACCCTAAGAAGCGCACTAAATTCCCTGATGGTCGTATGGGTGTACGTAAGCTGGCCTCTCGTGCCCCTTGGACAGTATCTCGCTTTGATGTAGATCAGAAGACGGGTGACATCCTTGGTATGTACCAAGACACAGGGCAAGCCTTCTCTGACGGTAAGCACTACATTCCTACGAAGAAGTCCCTCTACTACCGCACTACTGTTATTAACAATGACCCATCAGGTCGTAGTATCCTTCGTAATGCCTACACCAGCTACACATACTTGAACAACCTACAGTCTATTGAGGCTATTGCAGTTGAACGAGAGCTTGCTGGTATCCCTTTGGCTCGTATCCCTGCTGATTACCTTGCACCTGATGCCAGTCCTGAACAAAAGTCTTTCTTGGGTAGCTTACAGCAGATTCTCCGTGACACCAAGTTCAACGAGCAAGGTTATATTATCCTCCCCTCGGATATGTACCAAGGTAAGGATGGAGAACCAAGTAACCACAGGCTTGTAGATATTGAACTTATGTCTGCCAGTGGTAACCGTAACATTGACATTGACCCAATCATTCGGAGATACCAACATGACATTGCTAGAAGTGTTCTATCTGAGTTTCTTATGCTGGGCGGTGGTTCAACAGGTTCCTATGCTCTATCAAAATCCAAGACTGATCTATTCCTACGCGCACTCGAAGCTTACATCCAAACTATCGTAGACGTTCTTAACAAGCAACTTGTAGAACCCCTTTGGCAGTTGAATGGCCTTGACCCTAAGTTGATGCCTAAGATTACTGCTGGTGATGTTGCCCCACACGACCTTAAAGAGTTGGGTAGCTACCTACGTAACCTTAACGGTGCTGACATTAGCCTTGCTGACCAGCCTGACATTGTAGATGCACTCTTGGCTAACGCTGAGTTACCACCTTTGGACCTAGAAGTATACGCTGAGTCCCTTGAACGTAAACATATGGCTGATGCTGCTCGTACAGACTACTACGATGGACCTGATGACAGTGTTGTAGGTTCTAAGGGTAAGACCTCAGAAGAAGATGACAACGTGGTGGGCGAGTAATGACTTGGGAGCGTAGAAACTACGAAGTCCCCGATGCTAGGTTAGTCCAAGCTGAACGAGAGATTTACCAAACTTTCGGTGATATGGTGTCTATAGATGCTAAGGCGAGTCTTTAATTAAGTTTGGTAAATCCGCCCCTCTTACTGCTGATACTATGGCTACAGTGTGGACAGTCAACGATACACATGAAACTTATGTATCCACTAACACTATTGATAGTATGTCCTCAAGCTCTATAGCTGACGGAGAGGAGATATACCTTGAAGGCCACACAGTCACAGGTACAGGGTTTGACCAAAAGTTCACCTTCGTAACTCAAGTTATCAATCTTAATGGTCGTACAAGAGTGGCACTACCTATCCCTTTAGCTAGGGTATCTATCACTAGTAACAATAATGGTAGTCTACTCCAAGGTCGAGTTGTAGTTTACGAGGATACGCCTCTCACGAATGGTGTACCTACGGACCAAACCAAGATACACATAGACATCCCTCTAGGATTTCAAGAGTCCTTCAAAGGGGCTACCACCTTTAGTGACACTGATTACTACGTCCTAACAGGCGGCTTTGGTGGTGTATCAGGTAAGCAAGCTGCTGCTGTAGACTTTTACCTAGAGACTAGACTAGCAGGTAGGGTATTCGTTCAAGGTGCCGCTGCATCAGCTAACTCTGTAGGTAGTAACTGGAATATCAACTTAGACCCTGCAATCATAATCCCTAGAAATGCTGATATACGTATTGTAGCTGAGTCAGACTCAAACAACGCAGTCGTGTTCGGTAGCTTCCAAGGTTACTTAGCTAAGGTAGTCACATAATGCCGTATTCCTCCGTGAGTGATGTCCCCTCTAGTATCCCCGAAGGCAAGAGAAGTCAATTCAGACAAGTATTCAATTCTGTATTTGCAGAGACCAAAGACGAAGGAAAAGCTATGGCTGCTGCCTATAGTGCTATTAAGAAGGCTGCTTACGCTAATGACATCTTCACTACAGAAGGTGAGGCTAGAGCGCGTAGCATGGACATGGGCCTTGATGGTGCTATCCACGTAAGTACATATGATGGGCAGGCCGTATATATGCCCGCTGAGAGCCACGAGGCTTATTTGGCATACTACCTACCTGAGGGCGCTGAGGAAGGCTCTGATGACGATGAGAACGAGCCTGAGGACATGCGCTTAGAGGCTCTACGAGTCATCGTCCAAGAGGTGATGAAGGAAGAGTTTGCTAAGGCTGAATACCAAGGTGAGAAAGTTACCCTCAACAAGCCACGAAGAACTAAAGGCGGACCTAAGAAGATTGAAGTCTTTGTTCAAGATGGTGACAAG